AGAGCCGATCCATAGCCTGTCTACCATACGATTGCCAGTAATGATTGTTCTGAGACTCAAGATCCTGAGACCGTTCAAGAATATTCAGAATTTCGTTAGCTCGTTCCTCAATTTTGGTTAGCCCTGGATAGAGCTGACCAAATTGACCACGAACGGCTTCGATTTCTGGATTAGCGGGGGGAGCAATCCCCGCGAGAGCCTGGAATTTACGCTCCATTTCCTCATAGCGAGCGTTGTACTCTGCTTCTCTCTGAGCCCAGTACTGCTGGGCCTCTCGGATCGCAGCTTCACGAGTCTCGCGTAGACGATATGAAGGAACATAACCTTCAGGCGCACCTGTCGCTGGTGCCTGCGGAGCAGTTGGTGTCGTGGGTGCAGCCACGGGAGCCGCTGGTGTCGCTGCGGCAGGCGGTGCAGATGGTGTCGGTTCTGCGGCCGGAGTGGTTGGGGCAGTGTCGATATCAGCCATTTTCCTGAATCCCTTGTTATCGCGGTTGATTCCGCGTGGTTAACGAAGACCGAAGACACGTCCCAGCATAAAAGTTAGATCGTGAAGGACGCGGTTCACGATAAATTTGGTAAATAATTCAACTAGTAATATTCCAGCAAGAACTACGGCTATAATAACTAATCCATTATTGAGGACCCGCATTTTGAGCCGTCTTCTCATTATTTCCTCTTGGAACACTGGTGGTTGAGCCTGATTCCTGGTTGGAATTGGTCATTGCTTGACCTCCACCAGCTGCTGAAGCCCCCTGTCCTGGAGGAGGCTCACCAGGGGCTGCTCCAAGAGGCGGAGCCATAGCCATTTGCAGTTCTTGAAGGTGTAACATGATGACTCCTTCAAGTTCGGGGGTACGAGCTAAGATTTCCCTCATTTTATCAGTATTTAGCCACTTAATTCGCTCTGCCCAATGGACAGTAGGGTTAAACCAAGGCTTTACAACCAATGGAGGGTCTCCTTCAGGCTGTTCTGTCCACCGCTCGAAGGCATCTTGCAATTGCAAGGCTGCTTGGACATGAATATTGAGCGATGGGACCAGATCTGAGAGGCCAAACGTCGTGAGAAGGGCAAATTTCTGGTCTGGATCGTTGGGATCAATTAAACCAAGCTGGTTTGCTTGTTCGATGGCAGCTCTTTTACCCAAAGCAGTCTTGGGCATGTTAGTGCCATCTTCGATTTGCATCGAAATTTGGCCTTGAAGCTGGGCATTCTCGAAATGCTTGAAGGTGTAGCTCTTGTTGGGGCTTACAACGGCCCAAGTACGCTGTTGAGGACCGAATTGACGCTCTAGTTCTAGGGCTATGGTAAACCAATTACGATACATCTCCCCACGAGACTGGAAAACAGAGGTAAATCGAGACTGGGAGCGTTCAACAAGGAGCTGTAAGGCACTAAAAGCTTCGACACCTTGTGGTTTCTGACCCTTAATAATATCAAAAGCTCCCGAAAGCTCCTCCATATCCTTCAAAAGCTGAGCACGGAACTCGAATAAAGACTGATCGATACCTTCCCCAGGGACTCGCTCTGGTTTACCTTGCCCTCCAGCAGCTAAAACGTTCCATTTGATAACTAAACCGGGCTCTCCAGTGATTCCCTCAACTCCAGCATTCTCTGGAATAATCCAGACTGGATTTGCCATACGTTGAACGCCGAGTTGGACAAGCGAATCAAGCTGATTTAGCTGATCTTGCTTCTGAATTAGTGGAGATAAAGCACTACGACCATATAATCTGCCACCCATTTGCTCATATTGGGCGTGGACAAAGGGGAATAGAGGGTTTCCCTCGATGTCTTTAAAAGGTATAGGCCCAGGAATACCCTCTTCTGAAGCTTGCATGAGTGTTGGAGACTTGTCCCCGATAACACGCATTACAAATCCTTCAGGGAACTCGGGAGTAGGTCTTAGCCAGAGCTCGTATTCGGTCACACCTTCAACGGTATGGGAACCAGCAGAGCCCAGATATGCAAACTGGGAGCCAGTACCGATGTCGTTGGAAAGGGCCAGTGACTTAAAAATCTGTAAAGAGCGATCAGAAGGAGACTTTTCCCAATTAATCTTTCCTACAATGTCTGGATAATTAGCTTCGTAGTAGTGTTTATCCCTCCAGCGGAGACGGATGATGTAAGGAAGTTCATCAAATCTTACGATGTTAGGGGGAAAAGCATACTCGAAGGGGCTTAAGGCTGTAGTTTTACCTTTACCAAAAGAGACATATTCACCAACTGGCTTGCCATCTGGTCCCGGAGGAGCTTTCTGTAAGAAGGTTCCTCCACAATTGGGACAATGCTGACCAGCTCCAACGATTGCTTGGGGTGTTAGGATCTCCCCACAGGCTAAACACTGCTCATGAGGGATGAAGACCCTGTTAAATCTTGAGTCTTTTTCCCAGCTTATCTGGAGACAGGAGTTACCCGTAGTAATGAGCCAGAAGTCTGATTCGCGCATCACCTGATTCATGGAATGCTCTTCATGAATTAGTGGAGACATCTGGTCTGCAATTTCAGCAGCAGCTATACTTTGGGTATCGTGACCAATAGGACGGGCTACAACTCCAAGATTGATAGCTCCAAGATTGGTGCGGATGGCTTGGGTAATTTCTGCCATCTTATTGGTAACCGGACGAGGGACCCACTTCTGGAGACGCTTATCAATCCATTCACGACGAGTTGGATGAAAGGTAATCCACTGGCGATTAGCTACGTAATAAAGATCCCTAAGCCATTCACGCTCCCAAATCCAGCGATACTCGGTAGATTCTCGCTTCAACTTGTCAAACATATCCAATAATCTAGCCTCATTGTAAGGCTGGGGTGTGATCATTGGAGTTTGACCGGGAGTTGGAGCCGGATATTCACTGCCCGGAGGGAGACCGGGCTGCGCACCTACGGAGAATGTATTAGGAGCTTCGGGCATTAGTTACTGTAAACTGGAAGTCCAAGTTTCTTAGCTGCATCTTCTCCCATATCTGTAAAAAGATCAGCATTTAGTTCAAGCGGATTTGGATTAGTGCGGACAATCTCTGGGACTGGAATATCTATTCCGTAAGCTTTCTTGATAAGCTGAGCACGCTCAATTTCTAGAGTGTTAACTCTGATACGGAGCCAGTCGAAGTGATTTTGGCTGATGCTGAGCTGAGTTTGGAGAGAATCACGTTCTGCCCGGATTGCCGAAAGCTCTTCACGGAGGGCATCCACACTATCTTTGGAGATTTTGAACCAATCGGCTACTTCCCTAGGAACCCACATTAGATAACTCCCAACTTAATTAATGAACATCGTAGCCAAAATCTGAATTTTCCCCGAACACGTCTAGGAATAAACTTGTATGGTTTATAAGGATATGCTAATGCGTTATACATTGCCCAAGCAATATTAACTCTAGCGTCCCATCTAGGATCTTGACCAGACGAAGCCGTTTGTTCAAACCAGAATCGCTTCTTTGGGTTACTAAATTCTTCTACAGATAGCCATAAAATATCACCGCCAACGTTTACACGAATGGAATCATCCATGATTACGCTCCTACACCCAGAAGTCTCCTACGGTATCGTTAGGTTCAACTTTAGGTTCTTTATCAAGTTCACGAATTCTTTGAATAGCGGTACGGACGTCCTCTGGGAGGCCCGATAAATCACGAGGTTTTGGTTTCTCAACTGGTGGAGCAGTTGGGAGAACTGGCCAGGTCATCAAAGCATAACGGATACAATCTGGAAGTTCATCATTACGCTTGTAGACTCGTTCCTTACGAAGCTGACCATCTGTGGATTCATTGGGTGCCCAGCGATAAGCTTTCATTTGCTTGACTGTTTGGGGACACTTCTCTTCAATGAACCATAGTTGCTTCATATGAAGCCAGGATTTGACACGCTCTGTTCCAGCTACGATGTCGTTCTCTGCTGGTTGGCAATAAATACCGTGCTGGACTAGTTCGAGCATGGGTTGGCGTTCATTTTTGTTAATTGCCCACCTAGTATTACTATTATTGGCTAGTCGCTTCATTGTGGAGGCGTGTTGGAGGAAGGTTTTATCTTTCTCCAAATGTTCTCCGATTACGACTAGACCTTTCTCGGTGGAGACAATTTTTACAGCTCCAAAGGGGTGATCAGCGCCGGTATCAATGCCGACCAATACCTGTCTCCAGGGGAGGATTTCTGGATATTCTGGGATGATCCTCTTGATCTCCTCTTGGGTGTGGAGTATTTGGGGTTCCACAAGACCGCCGTACACAGCCCCGGTAAAGATGACAAAATCAGCCTCATATTCCTGTCGGTACATGGCCTCGGATAGGCGGACCTTCTCACGAGCGAGGTATTCATCTGAAATAATGGGGTTATCTTTGGTTTGTGCATGGCAGGCCCAGTAACCAGGTACCAGGTCTTCTGCTGGTTTATACAGTTCTTCGTAGACCCAATCAAATGACCGTGGGGAGGTTGTGAAGAAGGCTATCCCTTGACGATCAATGAGAGATGGACTGATAACTTCCCAGTGTTTCTTAGTAAGCTCACAAACCTCATCAATCCACAACCAATCTAGACCCTGACCTCGACCTTGATCGGGATCTTCTAGAGTTTGGAAGTGGATGAGAGAACCATTTTTGAGCCTGAGATCGTTGAATTCTGTAGACCAGCTCTGAACCCAGGAGTCTGGAATTAATTGTTGAAAGGCTGGAATAACGTAGCGGTGAAGTTTCGGATTAGTAGGAGCACAAGCCCAACCAATTGTATTTGGGATACTGGCTTCTTCTGTTCCAGCTATAGAACCGATTCGAGATTTACCCCATCTACGTCCAGCAATGACAGTGAAGCGATCAAAAAGCCGGACTCCTTTCGTTAAACAAAGAGGACAAACTGTGTTTGGGGGACAGATGTATTCTGTTTTACAGATTTTACACCATCTTCGTCTCCGGTCAGTTAGGAATCTTTGTTGGTCTGGTTGATGATAAAGCTTCTCTTGCGGAAGCTGGATCCATTTTGGCATTTGGTTCTAGATATTCCCTACAATCCCAAGCATTGTGAATGACTAGTAAACCTTCTTCTTCCATTTCTATGCGAGGTTCGCAGGGACAATCTTCACCTTCTCTGTGATCTATTAAATCACCGATTGGGATAACATGAACTATTTTAGGATTCTCTATCCTTAGCCATTTAGGCATTTATTATCTGTAAGCACTTCTAAGACCAGCCAGCTGAGGGGTCATGCGTCCCGTTCTTGGACCAATACCCCTTGGATTATAACGTCCTGTCGGGGCTCCGGTTCCAGGAGGTCGCATCGCATTTCCTCCACCTATTTGGGGCGGTGGTCTTAAAGTTGGAGCTGGACCACCCATACCTCCGGGAGGAGGCAGCATAGGGCCTAGTGAAGATTGGCCTCCTGCTACAGGCATTGGAGGAGCTGGGGATCTCTGACCTCCAATTAATGGAGCAGCTGGAGGTAATTGACCCCCAACAGTTGGAGGAGCGGGAAGCCCTGGCTTCTGGACTGGAGCTTGGGGGGCAGCGGGAGGGAAAGGTCTGGTTTGCAACTGCCCCATTATTGGACTGAAAGCCATTGTTTAGTACTCGTCGTTATCCTCATTACGACAATAAACATCTGTTACATTAAAACATTTATCAAACATGTCTTCGTCAGCTTTCGGACTATTTGGGGCATTAGCTGCAGTGTTAAAGGATTCGCCGTGTTTCTTCTCAGGCCAAGAGTATTTGCTTGGGAGAACATCAGTGCGTTCTGTAACTGGATATTTGTCAGCCATGATTACCTACCTTGGTTTAGCTTTCTTAAGACCTTTTACAGCGTGGGAACGATACTCTTTCTTACCTTTCTCGGCTTCACGCTTTTCAGACATCATGATAGCTATAGCTTGATCTCTAGAGGTAACTTTGGGGCCATGTTTGGAACCGCTATGCAGGCCACCATGCTTAAACTTGTGCATTACATCTGACCAAGGCATAACTTACTCCACTTCTCTTGGTTTTCCAACTACATGGCCGGTCAAGACTTTCATACTTTCGCCTTCTGGAGCTGCTTCAATCTTTAGGGCTAAGATGGTTTGGGGGACTTCGTTGAGTCCTTTAGCTTCCTGGTAAGACTTGAATAGGGTGCCTTTAGCTGCTTCAATGGTGACGGTGCGATCTTTGGCATCTAGAAATTCGTTTAGGTTATTGATTACTTTGGGGATGATTTCGTAGTCTATTCGGGAGACTGGTTCAGTAAACTTGAGCCAGCCTTCTTGAACCGCTTTTTGGATATGAGA